CTCAGGAATGCAGCAATGGGCTTCAATCCATGCACAATTTCGCTCGCCGCGCGTTAATCGTTTTCGATTTGCCACGGCTTAAGCCCCTTGCCTTGATTCTTCACCACCTTGTCGGCGCGAATTAGGCTCTGTTGTGTAAGCCGCATCGACCGTAACAGCGCGTTCATGGTGCGAGTTTCGCGCTCCATGCACGCCGCCAACTTGTCGAATCGCTTTAACCCGTCGTCATCCTTGAGCCATTCGGGGTCGAACGATTCCTGTTGTTGGGCGATTAGGTCGGCGCTGACTTTGTGTCGGCAGTACTGCGCGAGCATCGGGCCGTGTTCATCACCGAACCAATCGGCGGGCATGGCGTTAACGACCGACACCCACACCGACTTTTGCGCGGCGGTCAGGGTGGCCGGTGGTGCCAGTCGATGAGAAAGAGAACCGGGAGACGCGACCGCCAGCGACGCCGCCGAGGTTTTTCCGCGTGCGCTCATGGCGTTTACCTAAAAAATACGGAATTAACTAAGGCCTTTGATGGGAACGGTCTTTGGGTCGAAGCCCCTAGACTTATTCACTCCCCCCCTATGCGTTCCAATGGTGCGAAGGGTCGATGGGAACGCCTGTAGGGCCGCATCCGGGTAATACGCCGGACCGCTCAAGGGTTTGCTTTGCCGAGTCGTGGCAGAGCTTGCAGAGGCTTTGCAGGTTGCGTGCATTGAAGAACAACGCGGGGTCGCCCTTGTGCGGCTTCTTGTGGTCGGCCACGCTTGCCGCCGTGGTCTTGCCTAGGGCGTGGCAGTAGCGACACATCGGTTCGGCGCGCAGTTGCGCCAGGCGGAGCGCTTTCCATTCTTTGGTGTTGTAGAGGTGGTGCCACGGGCTATTGCTCGCCATCGGGCAACACCTCGACGCGCATTGCGCGTAACGCGACGGCGCGCACCTTGTCATAGTCAGGCGTGCGGTTCATCAGCACGGCAACGACCGCAACCCCGAAGGCATACGACGGCCACCACCACGACATCCGAACGCGTAACCGGCATTTGATGGCGGCCATTAGTTCACCTCAAACCAATCAGACGAGACGAAATCGTCACGGCTCGCGCCTTCCTTGCGCTGATCCCAATAGACCCAGCCACCCGCACGGACGCCGAGGTACATCGCCCACCGGGTCGCTCGACCCACACCGCACGATTCCAGCGCCTCAAGAAACAGCGCGTCGGACTCGGCTCGGGTCAGGTAGTGAATGCAGTAAAGGAAGTCATGCAAGACGGCGGCTTGTCGGCTCGGGCCGTCTGGATCGATCAACCAACGCAACGCGCGCGGGATGCTGGCAAGGTCGGTGATGAATCCACGCGGCACCATATAGCGGGCACCATTGCGCGCGAGGTACAGCAAGCCGACCAACACAACCCACTCGCCGGGCTTGTAGGCCCGAAGGTCTAGCGGTGTAAGGAATGCCATTGCGCACCTCGAAACGTGCCGACTAACGGCGCGTTGTTTGCCTTGAACAATAGGAACATTGTGCCTATCGTTACACCTAAGCCAGCCACGACGGCGCGGCAAGTCCAAAGGTGAACCGCCATGAAAACCGCCCAACTGATCGTCGCCAACGCCGCGTCACCATCCGAAGCAATGGACGACGCCGAGTCGACAACCATTAACCGGATGCACAACAACACCGCCGACCTTTTGAAATACGTTTTCGCGGATGCAAGCGTGTTGGTGTTCCGGGGTTGCGAATACTTTGGGTTCGACTTGAACGACGCCGAAACCATCAGGGCTTATGCACGGTGGGTTGCTACCGACGACGTTTCGGAATGCCTGTTTATCGCCCTGATGATCGCGAAGGCCAACCAATGAAACCGGACGCCTCGCGCCACAATCCCGACCCGTGCTATCTGCGCGGGTTGTTGGCTCAATCGGGCCTCACGCAAAAGCAAGCGGCCGACCTTATAGGCGTCAGTGATCGCGTGATGCGTTACTACTTAAGCGACACCCATTCGGCCGCGTATCGTGCCGCGCCGTACCCCGTGCAATTCGCGCTTGAATGCCTAGCACGCGCTTGACCCCGCGACCCATCCGAGCAGGTAGAACCCCGCGAGGATCATCAGGAACATTGAACAGGTAAACACCAATAGGGCGTCCCCCGTCATCCCTGCGCGGTAATGACGGCGGGCGCGTCCCTGCGCAACCAACGCCAACACCACCAACACCAACGGGATAACGAGGGACATAACTAGGCTCGGCCGAGGAACAACAGCCGTTCCTTGCGGCGGCGGGTTTCGAGTCCGGCGATTTTCTTTCCGTTGTCGTAAACCCAGCGCAAAAACTCAGTGCCGATTCGCA